TGATTCGTTTACTTTCGGAGCGACAGGCTGCCTTTTGCTGCCTTCTTTCGTGTATTCGTGCTTTCGTGATCCCACCCACTGCACGCGTGGCTATGTTGCAAGAAACCAAAAAAGGGCTCCGGCGTAAGCCGGAGCCCTTTTAAGTGGAGGCGGCGGGAATCGAATGAGGGGACGGATTCTTCTAACGATCTTTCCCCGCAGCAGCTTACGTCAACAGCCTTCCCGTCGTCAGCATATTGTCAGCAGTCGGGCATCCCCGACAGTCTTAGCCTGACACCGCAAGACGCAACGCTCGCCCAGGTGATTCGGGCTTGGCCACGGCTCCCGGATCACATCCGCGAGCAGATCATCGTTTTGGTCAACGCCGCCATCAGCCACGGTGAGGACGACACCGATGGCTGACGAGCACGTCAAACAGGACGCCCTCGCCCTGGAGATGATCCTGGCCGAACAGCCGGAGCTGTTCTGTGACATCGTCGGCACGCCTCGCATCCGCCTGCCGCCTGCCCGCGACCACCCGCCCGAAGAACCGTGGTGCCTTCGGTCCGAGCGAGTCCGGGCCTGGATCGCCGACTTCTTTTGGGAGAAGTCGAAGCGGGTCCTGCTGGACCGGGAGATCGACCGCATTCTCAATGTGCTCGAAGGCAAGGCCTGGCAGGACCAACGCCGCGACCTCGAACTCTGCGACGCCATCGAACAGGACCCCGTCCTCGAAGCCTTGCTTCTGTTCATGGAGAAGGAAGGCCGGTTCGAAGACACCATGACCCAGCTCATGAAGAAGCTGGTCAAAGTCGCTCGACGGGCCGGCCTGGACGTGAAGGCCCGGAACTGGCCCAAGGGAACGCCGCAGTTCAGCAACCGCATTCGGGCCCTGGAGCATTTGCTCGCAAAGGCCCAGATCACCGTGGAGCGGCGGCGGGACAGCGTTCAACGGCGAATCATCCTCGAACGGAAGACTTATGACGGTGCATCGTCACCGCCGTCACAGGGACCGTCCATCGACAAGTCCCATCACCCCAAGGACCAGCGTCGGAATGACGCTACTGACCCCGAAAAACGGGCGAGCATCTTCGCTCGTGTCACCCAACCGAAAGAAAGGACCGACTCATGACAACCACGGCCGCCCCCATCAAAGACATCGAACGCTGGCTGCCGTCCCGCTGGGACCAGATCATCGGCAATCAGCCCCTGAAGGAATACTTCTGGGACATGATCTGGTGCGTCCGCCAGGAGGGACATCGCAGCGGCTTCAACCTCCTCCTGACCGGCCCGTCCCGCGGCGGCAAGACCTCCGGCGTCACGCTGGGCATCCACGCCCTGGGCTGCTTCAACCTCGACTTCGACACCTTCAACCCATGCGGCCAGTGCTCCAACTGCACAGCCAAGATCGGCCTCCACGGCAACGATGGCTGGGAGAACTGGGTGGACCTCTTCGAGGACGAGGAGACGGCGAAGAGGTCCGTCCGCTACCTCTACATCCCGCTGAACTGCGGCAGCCTCAACGAGGCGGAGATCGACAAGGTGCTGGCGAAGGTCCGCGTGGACGACGGCACGCTCAAGATCATCTACTTGGATGAGGTCCACCGGCTGGTCCGGCGGGGACTGGACAGTCAACTGCTGGTGCCGCTGGAGAAGCACCAGGTCATCTGGATCGCTTCGTCCGCCTACGTCCGCAAGGACGACAACGAAGACGGCCACGAGGGCAGGCAGAAGCACGATGAACTGGAAAAGATGTTCCAGAACCGGTTTACGTTCCGGATCGCCACTCAGAAGCCCACCGTCGAAGAAATGGCCGTTTGGCTGGCCGAGCGGTGCGAGGAATGGGGCATCCGCGTCGAAGCCCCGGAGCCCACGCTCATCCGGTTGTCGGAACGATCACGCCAGTTGCCGGGCATGGCCCTCCAGGTGGTGAACAAGGCCCACAAACGCCGGAGCAAGCTCCTGACCCGGCAGATGGTCGAGGAGCACGTTTTTGATTTCGACGATTGAGACCTGCTTGAATGCTCAAGCGTCCACAGTGGGGGGAGGCGTCGTACGAGAGCGGGCACAGAGAGCTTCTTGCTTGAAATCCCCCTCGTTTATGTGTATAAGTCATTCAGGCAAATAGGCTTGTGCTCACGGCCGAGCGGTGCTGGCGGCAAAGTTCTCCCAGATGGGAGGAAAGGAGGAACGCCTAGACCTCGCAAAAAACGTGCCCTGCCTCTACTACATCACCACTGACCACCAGGATTGGGTTCGGCATCGCGGAGCAATATGCCGAGATTACTGGAGCCGAGGAATGTCGAAGTTGCTCAACTTGGAGCAGAGGATGTACGAATGAGTGATCGCTCGACGGGGTTGACCTTCATCGATCTTTTTGCGGGCCTTGGGGGGTTTCACCTCGCACTTAGTGGCCTCCAGCATGAATGCGTGTTCGCAAGTGAGATCGATGAAGGGCTGGCTCAACTCTACGAAGCAAACTTCGGTCTCCGACCGAAGGGCGATCTTCGGACAATCGAAGTGTCCGAGATCCCTTCACACGACATTCTCTGTGCGGGCTTTCCCTGCCAGCCCTTTTCCAAAGCGGGGGAACAGCTTGGCACCGACTGCAAGCTTTGGGGTGACCTCTTCAGTGCTCATGTGCTGCGGATTATTCGAGCCCACCATCCCACTTACCTGCTTATGGAGAACGTCGCCAACCTAGAGCGACACGACGGTGGGCGAACCTGGGCAACGATGAGGAGGCAACTGGAGGACGAATGCGGATACGAGGTGGACACCAAGGTTCTGTCACCTCAGGACTTCGGCGTACCACAAATCCGCGATCGACTCTTCATTGTTGGAAGCCGTACTGGCCTGGGGCACTTCAGTTGGCCAGAGAAGGATGAAGGCGAACCAAGCATCCGGAGTGTTCTCGACTCCGACCCTACCGATGCGAAGAAGCTTCCTGAGCAAGTGGTCCGCTGTCTGGAAGCCTGGCAAGACTTCCTCGACCGAGCACCAAAGAACGTCGAATTGCCGTCCTTCCCTATTTGGACGATGGAGTTCGGTGCCACTTATCCGTTCACAAAGTACGACTCGTTGCACGACGTTCCCTTGAAAACGCTCCGTAAGTACCGGGGATGCTTCGGCCAGACGCTGGATCGGTATAACCGGTCCGCCATCTTGGAGCGAGTGCCCAGCTACGCACGTCCTGAGTCGGGGGCATTCCCGAAATGGAAGCAGCAATTCATTCGTCAGAACCGTTCCTACTTCAAAGCCAACCAAAAATGGATCAAGCCCTGGTTGCCGAGCATCCGAGAATTTCCGCCGAGCCTTCAGAAGTTTGAATGGAACTGCAAAGGGGAGCACAGGAACATCTGGGAGTTCGTCCTCCAATTCAGAGCGTCCGGTGTTCGAGTCAAGCGGCCCACCACCGCTCCGTCTTTGGTTGCCATGACGACAACCCAGGTTCCTATCATTGCGTGGGAGCGAAGGTACATGACCCCTCGGGAATGTAGCCGGCTCCAAAGCATGGACGACTTGAAGCACCTCCCTGAAGCCGCGACAAAGGTCTATAAGGCTTTGGGGAATGCTGTTAACGTCGAGGTGGTGCGACGTATTGCTCGTTCGCTCTGCAAACCAGTAGTAGCCGACAGCAAGGACAAAGCCGCATAGACTGTGGGGAGACACCCTTGGCACAGAGTCGCCCGTCGCACCGACGTTCAAATGATCCGACGAGTCCGCGTCGGACATCAGAACGGGTCTGTATTCGTCCTGGGGTGAGTGTTCTCTCTGTCCTTTCCCATCTCAACTATCGGCCCTGGTTCGCTCTTGCTGAGTTCGTCGACAACTCCATCCAGAGCTTTGTCGCCAATCAGCAACGGCTCTCTCTGCTAAATGGCGGGGCTGCACTCCGGGTGGATATCGCCGTTGATCCGGCCGATGGAGGCAGGATCACGATACGTGACAATGCGGCTGGTATCTCGGAGAAGGATTTTCCCAGAGCCTTTCGTCCTGCACAGCTCCCTCCGGACCGAAGTGGTCTATGTGAATTCGGCATGGGGATGAAGAGTGCCGCTTGCTGGTTCTCGCCCACATGGCTGGTTCGCACATCTGCACTAGGAGAGGATCTGGAAAGGACGGTCGTCTTCGACATATCGAAGATTGTTCGGGACGACATCGACGAGCTTGAAGTGGCCCTGCAGCCAAGCGACGCCGACTCCCATTTCACCGAGGTGGTCCTAAGCAATCTGCACCACATCCCTGTCGGACGCACGGTTGGGAAAATCAAGGCCCACCTCCAAGACATCTACCGCATTTTCATCAGGGAGGGACTTCTACAGCTTCGGTTCAATGGAGAACAACTCAGCTACGTCGATCCTGAGATTCTTGTGGCTCCGCACTACCGGGATTCTGCCGGAGACCCGGTCACATGGAAAACGGAGTTTGATTTCGACTTTGGAGAGAATCTACGAGCACATGGGTTCGCCGCCATCAGGAAGACGGCGAGCACTTCTGGAGCCGGATTTGCCTTATTCCGACGAAAACGACTGATCCAGGGAAGCGGCGACGAGGGCTATCGCCCTGAACTCATTTTTGGAAAGCCAAACACCTTTCCGTTCCAGAGGATATTCGGCGAAATACATCTGGAGGGCTTCGAAGTCAGTCACACGAAGGACGGCTTCCAGTGGGACGAGAACGAGCAGCCGTTTCTGGAGTTTCTCAGGGAGCACATCTCGTCGGGCGATCTGCCATTGCTTCAACAGGCCCGTGAATACCGTGTTGAGCGGCGGAAACAAGATTTCCGTCGCGGAGCTGACCGGGCGAACCGTCGCACATCGGAAACAATCCGGAACAACGTGCCCCCCGTCCTGTCAGACCTCGTGGAGCAACCTGACTCCGAGGCTCCAGCAGAAACGCTCCGGCTTGCTGAGACCATCTCGCAGAGAGTCATTGATGTTGATTTGCAGGGACGCCAATGGAGAATCATCCTGGAGCTGAGCGTTGACCCGGCCGTGGGGGATTGGCTGGAGATCAGCGACCAAGTCGCCCAGGACGAATCGGAGGAAACCTCTCGACGCGTCCTGGGACTGCGTCTCTCGTTGGTCCATCCGTTCATGCAGCGGTTCTGCGGAACTGACTGTGAGGACATCGAGCCACTCCTCCGTGTAGCCGCTGCTCTTGGTCTGGCAGAAGCTGCCGCACGGGAAAGTGGAGTGAAAATGGCTGGCACCATCCGCAGAAATCTGAACGAACTACTCCGAAACGCCCTTTGGCAAACATGAGCAGATGACAGGAGCACCCACAGAATGAGCAACGGCACCGACCCAAACGAGGGCATCGAGCATATCCAGATCATCCCTGGTTCTGAACACCCCTGGAATGCTGCTGTCGGTCCGGAAGCCATGAACCTATTGGGGCACCTAGGGTTGCCCCAGCAGACCGCGGAATCTCTTCGCAATGAGGCTGTGTCGATCTTGTCTCGTGGTGTTCCGCCAATTGTCCCGGAGGGCCAGGAGACCGGACTGGTTGTCGGTTACGTCCAGAGCGGCAAGACGATGTCATTCACGACAGTCTCCGCTCTGGCCCGTGACAACGGGTACCCGATCGTAATCGTCATCGCTGGAACCTCAGTACCGCTTACCGAGCAATCCAGGCGTCGTCTACGTGCGGACCTACGACTTGAAATCAGAACCGACCGCCAATGGCGTCACTTCCACAATCCCAGAACGGACAACCAGGATCATGTTCGGATTGCGACAGCCTTGGCTGACTGGCGAGACGCGGACGTTCCGCCGGAGGAACGATGCACGGTCCTCATCACGGTTATGAAGCATCACGGTTACCTGAACCATCTCACACATACTCTTGGCCAGGTAGACCTCACAGGAATCCCGGTGCTCATAGTAGATGATGAAGCGGACCAGGCTGGACTGAACAACCTGATAAACGAGGGTGAGGAAAGCACAACCTACCAGCGGCTGTGTGCCCTGAAAAGTGCAATTCCGCACCACACCTTCCTTCAATACACTGCTACGCCACAAGGGCCGTTGCTCATCAACCTCATCGATGTGCTTTCGCCCAACTTTGCAGTGACGCTAACTCCAGGCCCAGATTACACCGGAGGGAGAGACTTCTTCCTTAACGAGGCATCCCTGATCAGAGAGATTCCGCCAGACGATCTCCCCACTCGGAACAATCCACTTCATATGCCCCCCAGAGTCGCTGTTGCACGCCCTCCGCCTGTTCTTCCTCGGCGTGGCGTCGGGCATCATTCATGGTCAAGGCCCCAGCAACCGGTCTATGATGGTGCATCCTTCTCAGCGAACTGCCGGGCATCAAGGTTACTTCGACTGGGTGTCCAGTGTTCGAGATGCCTGGCTGCACCTGCTCGACAATCCCAATGACCCTGACTACCAGGACTTGGTGGCAGCATTCCACCATGATTACGCTGACCTCCAGGCAACAGTTCCTGACCTGCCCGCCTTTGAGCAACTCATGGGCAGAATGCGGCATGCAGTTCGTCGCACAGACATCCACTTGGTGAACTCCGTCCAAGGTGCCACGCCGCAAATCGACTGGAGAGGGGCATACTCCCACATTCTGGTCGGAGGCCAAGCACTGGATCGAGGGTTCACAGTCGAAGGGCTCACGGTCACGTACATGCCCCGCGGCGTCGGGACTCGCCGAGCGGACACCATTCAGCAGCGAGCACGATTCTTCGGCTACAAGCGACCATACCTCGGCTACTGCCGAATCTTCTTGGAACAGGAAGTTGCTGATGCATTCCGTCGGTATGTCAGGCACGAAGAGGATGTCAGGCGACAACTGTCTGAGTTGGCAGCACAAGGACGGTCGCTGAACGAACTCAGGAGGATGTTCCTGCTCCCCCGAGGATTGCACCCGACACGGGACAGCATCATCGACATTGACTACGTGCGGGCACGAGTCAATGAAGGTTGGTTCTATCCAAAGTCGCCGCATGACTCAGCGGATGCGGTCCAGTCCAACCGAGACGCCGTCATCGCTTTTCTTGATTCACTTGATCTCCAGTCAGACGTAGGGCATGCGGATCGCTCACCGATCCAGCAGCACCAGTACGCCGATGATGTTCCGCTGCGGGACGCCTACGAGCAGCTTCTTCTCAGCCTCCGATTTACACGACTGAGCGATGCACAAGACCTTTTAGGAGTGCTCCTCATCATACGCAGCCATCTTGATGAGAATCCCGGTGCACTTTGCACCGTCTATCAGATGAGCAGTGGGACCCCTCGTGTTCGAACAGTGGACGAGAACGGAGTCATCTTGAACCTATTCCAAGGAGCTGCTCCAGTCAATCCGCCAGAACGGCGTGGAGAAGTCTACCCCGGCGACCGGTTTGTTCGGACAGATGACAGATTCACACTTCAAATCCACACTCTTAATCTTCGAGAGCGGGGGTCTACAGCGATTGTCCACCCGGACATTCCGAACATCGCTGTTTGGAATCCGGAAGGGCTCAGCAGCGACATCCTGGTTCAGGATCAGGGCGGCATCGATGAGTTCGAAGATGAATAAGCTTGCAGCCCTGTTCCAATCACTTGAGCCCTTATCCTCGGACGCCGAAGGCACGGCGGCATTCTTCGGATGCCCCATTGGAAGGCTGCCACATCATTTGGCGAAGGACAGCCAAGGTAGGCCCGTGGTCCTGTTGGCGGTGGGCGATGTCAAGGAGCGACCGCCTACGACATCGTTGCAGAACCTTCGAGTAGAGCACGATGTACAATGCCGAATCTCAAGGATGAATGGAGCCGACGTCGTTGGTGCCTTCTCGCTGGTTCACTGCCTTAGTCAGGACGCGGCGGTTCAGGAGTATTATCTTCAAACGATGGAGAGCATTCTCGGCCTACTTCCACAGTTGCCCAGTGCGAGGCAGGTCTCGGACGCCATAGACCGCCTTGCAGTCCTCTTTCTGGCGTTTCAGAATCCGCCTACGAAGACGATTCGAGGGCTGTGGTCGGAACTGTTCATCATCGTCCATTCTCACGATCCCCATACGCTGGTCCATGCCTGGCGAAATGAAATGACCGAACGGTTCGATTTTGGTCTTGGACATGACCGGCTGGAGGTGAAGAGTTCCGCAGACAGGACCAGAAGGCATCATTTTTCATACGCCCAAGTCTACCCAGCCGCGGGTGTTCAGGTTGTGATTGCGTCGATCTTCCTAGAGCAGGCAGCCAACGGCCGGTCACTCGGAAGCCTCTGGGATGATGCGAGAACCTTGGTCGGTGACGACCCCGAGCTTCGCCTGAAGATAGACCAAATCTGCGTCGAGGCTCTGGGGAGCACGTGGCAGGAAGCCCGGCAGTGCAGCTACGACGAGCATCTGGCCGTTGAGTCGCTATGCCTGTTCGATGTGAGTGAGATCCCGAAGGTCGGACCAGATCATCCGGTAGAAGTTAGCGACGTTCGCTTCCGATCTGATCTAAGCCGGTGCACTCCCCTCAGCAGGAAGGCCGGGGCCAACAGACTGTTGAACGCATATTTCGGAAGTTAGTCGGCCGACTCGCTCACTTAAAAAACTGCTATCGACGCCGACAAGCCATCTCTTGCGTTCGCTGGGTTCAACAGCTGTGAGATGGGTACGAAGGATTGGATCGGGGTATCCCTGCCTTACCCACAGTTCGCCTGTTGGCAGAATCGCTATCTCATGGGCGTCATACAAGGCATGACAGTAACGGCATAGACAGAGACCATTGCCCGGATTGGCACGATTTCTCCTGTCTGTGGCGTAGCTGCGAATGTGTGCCACATCAAGTACATCACGATGCGTCGTGCCGCATACAACGCACCTGTAATTGTGGCGTCTCAAGACAGCGGCCCTGAAAACGTTGAGTCGGGTTCTCGTACGCACTACCGAGTACGAGTCCTCAATCTCCCACTCTAGGTCGCTAGAAGGTGGAGGCCTCACGCCGGACATGTTCAATGCGGCATCCAGGAGCCTCATGAAAAGATCTCGCGTCAGTCGAGGCACTGAAAATGACCATCCGATAGCGTTCACGTCCTCTGGCAGGCCAAGACGTAGTCGGTTGCTCCGCCCTGCCTCTGTGTTTGGTCGCAGATCCAAAGGCGTCGAAAACCATACCACCTCGTCAAGCTGAGCCGTGAAGACCCTTTGGACCCGTGGGGTTCGACGTTCGGAAGGAACAGGAGCATGGGAAGTAAGCCGAGCAATCCGACCAGCCCCCGTCAGTTGGTACTGTCGGGATCTTTTATCGAGATAAATGAATTCATCACCGGATGACATTCGAGTCGTGTGCGTGTTGTCGAAAACATACTGATGGCCTGGCCTGTCAGGATAGAGGTTCTGATCAGCAACTTTGAACAGCCAGAATCTCATGCTCTCTTTCTAAGGATGGGAGTATTCGACAATGGATTGGGGCCATCACCGGCTATCTCTGATAGGAGATGCTCCAGACGATCGTCGTCAGCAGTCTGGCACTCCCAAACGACGACAACTCGCCAGCCAAGAGCTTCTAGGTGACGGCGATGCTCAGCGTCACGCACGGTGTTCCGCCTGAGCTTCGGCACCCAGTATGACCGATTGCTCTTGGGAAGCTTTCCCAGCGGGCAATCATGTTGGTGCCAAAAGCACCCATGGACAAAGACGATGACCTGATGCTTGGGAAGAACAATGTCCGGAACTCCGGGCAGATCGCGACGATGGAGCCTGAACCGAAAGCCCAATCGGTGCAGCTTCCGGCGGACACGGAGTTCGGGCACAGTGTCCCTCTTCCGGATTCGGCTCATCACTCGGCCGCGGGTTTCTGAGTCGTAGATGTCGGCCACTGGCATAAGGTCCATGAATTATTCGTCGCTTTCGGCAGCGGTACACAAGCGAATTATAACGGACTCGATTCGCTCACGCAGGTCTACGGGATTTGCACGAGTGCCGCACGCGGGCAGGAACCTGGGGGAGCGGGCCAGGGCGTCCTTCCCATTCCGAAGCTGTGCCGGTGAGCGGGCAACTGCTCGCTCGGGTAACTGCATCAGCAGTTCACAGCTTTCTGAGAAGGGAGAATGCATGCTCCGAGTCACCGCAGGGATGTTTCGCCGGCTAGTGCAAGGACCGGAAGTGATCGGGTTCAGCCTGCACGTCGATGGCCAGATCGCCATCCCGCTCGACCAGCCGGAAGCGGTCATCGACAAGGTCCACGAATACTTCGACGTGGTTCGCGAGGCTCTACAAGACCAGGTCGATCAGTTTCAAGAAGGCCAGTGCCCTTCGGCCCAACCCACCGTCGCGTCGGAGGCCAGGAATGCTGGTTGAACTCCACGGCAAGAGCGGGCGTCTCTGTGACCCCGCCAGGCAGGGCGAGCTGAAGTGCCCGATGATCGTCCGGAAGTCGAGCGAGGACGTGATCACCGGGGAAATCTTTCAGGTGCTCGGTGCCCTGAACCCACGGTACTGGCTCCCGGACCTGCTGAACCGAGCCCTTGGTACAAAGCGATTTCGACGCCAAATCTTCCGGGGCTTCCGGATCGCCCCGTGGCGGAACCGTCCCTTCTTCCCACGAGAGCTGCTGCCGTGGAAAGAAGGCTCCACGCAGATCGACGTGTGCTGCACTTGGGAGAACAAGCCGACCACCGTGTACTGGGAAATGAAGTACGCCTCCCCACCTTCCGGCAGCGTCTCCAATCACGACCCCGGATGCGGCTACCCCGGCGACCAACTCATCCGCAACGTCCGGGTTGGGTTGCTGGAGACAGGCTGGTACCGGCACCGCCCACTCCTGTTCGACATGGAGCCCCGTGACTTCGTGCTCATCTTCTGCACGCCCGAAGCAGCGGTTCATCCTCTTGTCACCGAATACCGTGACCCCGTCAAACTCCGGCAGGCAATCCCGCACAGCAAACACCTTCACAAACTTCCCCGGCTCCCGTTCATCGGTCAACTCAGCTTCCGGGACATCATCGACGTGCTGCAAGACCAGCAGGTCTGGTTCAGCCGGGCAGAGTGGCACCTTGTCCGTCACCTGACGCTTTACCTGGAGATGAAACTAGGACAGCTCGCGGACGTGCGACGAGAGAACGCCCGGCAAATGCCCCCTTGGCTCCGGCCAGACCTGTTCACGCCAGAAGCCGGCCCGACCGCACCTTCACCAACCACAACGGAGACAAGTAGCAATGGTGCCGACCACTCTGGACGAAGCACAGCCGAGGAGACTCGTCCTGCCGCAAGTCAACTATCTGCTGGAGTTGGCCAGCCTCTCCGAGGATATGCACCTGTACCTCATCAGCAACCTCGAAGGCCCCGACCTGCCGCCGGCGTTGAAGTACCTCCGGTCTGAGGCGAAGCGGAACATGGAGCAAGCCCAGTTCGGGCGACTGAGCCTGGGAATCGACCTCCGAGTGCTGTGTTGTCTCAGCCGGAACTCCCGCCGACGGATCGAATGCGAGGCGAAAGTCAAGGAGGTGCTCCGCGAACTCCTGGAGCTGACGAAGGAGGTGAAGAAGCTCATCAGTCTCTGGGAGCGTTACCTCGATGACCCGGACCTGCGGATGGGATGGACCGACTCCGACAAGGTCCGGGTCATCCTTATCGAGTATCGAACCCGTCTGGAAGAACTCACGGACGGCCTGACCGACGAACTGTTCGAATAGTCTCACAGATCGAACCAAGCTGAGGCACCCCGTATGGCACACAACCTTGCAACGACCAATGGCCGCACGGCAATGGCCTACTTCGGAGAACAGCCGTGGCACGGCCTTGGTACCGAACTCGCCGAGCCGGCCACGGCCGCCGAGGCAATCGTCGCCGCTGGCCTGGAGTACGAGGTCACGCTCCGTGAGCTTCGCACGATCGACGGTACACAGGTCGCTCACCGGAAAGCCGTCGTGCGGGCGGACACAGGGGATGTCCTGGGTGTCGTCGGGAACAGCTATGTCCCCGTCCAGAATCGGGAGTGCTTCGGGTTTCTGGACGCAGTGGTCGCCGAAGGCAAGCTCCGCTACCACACCGCCGGAGCGTTGGGAAAGGGGGAACGCATCTGGCTGCTGGCGAAGCTCCCGGATCACATCCAGGTGAAAGGATCGGACGACATCGCCGAGAAGTTCCTGCTCCTGAGCAATACCCACGACGGCAGCACCGCCCTGAGAGTTCATTACACGGTCGTGAGAGTGGTCTGCCAGAACACGTTGAACCTGGCGGAGCGGCAGGGAGCAGGGCAGGGAATCGCGATCCTCCACCGGGGCGATCTGGTGGCGAAGGTGAAGCAAGCCCAAGAGGTGCTCGGCCTGGCCGTGCGGTACTACGACGACGCGGAAGCGAAGATCAAGCTCCTCGCCGACCACTATCCATCGGCGGCCCAACTCCGGTCCTACTTTGAGTCGCTCTACCCGGACCCGCTCGAAGGCAAATCCACTCGGGCAGAGAACACTCGGCAGGAACTCTTCCGGTTGTTCGAGCAGGGGGCCGGCCAGGACATTCCTGCTGTGCGTCATACGACCTGGGCGGCCTTCAACGCCGTCACTGAGTTTGTGGACCACTACCGCCCAACCCGTGGCCGAACGGCGGCCCAGAGACAAGAGCGAAGGCTCGACTCATCCTGGTTCGGCAGTGGGAGCCGGCTGAAACAAAAGGCGTTTCAAGCCGCCGTCAGACTGGCTTCGATGAACTGATCCTCTTGTGCTGCGGGGTGGGCGGCGGCCTCCGTTGGCCAGTTTCTCTCACCGACAAACCGCCCGCCCCGCATATTTTTCCAGCTTCGGGAGGCACCCTGACCCATCGTGGTCCCAGTCACTTTTTAGCCTTCTTCCAGTCACCGAACTGGAGCGGAATGGAAGATGGCGAGCGACACACCGAGAGAACCAATCAACGAGGACTGGGACCATCGACCAGATGCCGAGCGACGCCTCCGTCAGGCGGACCGGGTAGCCCGAGCACTCCGCGTTCTCCTGCTCCTGACGAGCGGACGCCCCTTCAATCGGGAGTCCTTGGCCGTCGAAGAGGAATGCGACGTCCGGACCATCTCACGGACGCTGCAAATTTTGGAGCTGGCCGGCGTCCCCACGACCTACGACCGCCCGAACAACCGCTACCGGCTCAGCCCCACGTTCCAGTTCCCCGTCGTCCGGCTGAGCCGGGACGAACTCCTGGGACAAGCAACGGCGACGGCCCTGACCGCCACCCCGGAACTGGGGCTGACCAACGGAGCCAAGCCCGCCACGCAACGCATCGCGGCCACCGACGCCGAGGCGTCAGAGATTCTGGCGGACGCCGCCAATCTCATCTCGGTGCTCAGCCTGAACGTCGCCGACCACAGCCGGCATCGCCAGAAGATTCAGTCCATCCAGTGGGCTCTCCTGGAACGAAAGCAGGTCGCCGGGCAATACCGCAGCCCGTATGAATCGAGAGCCAAACGTCTCCGGCTGCACCCTGTCCGAATCTGCCTCATCAAGCAGGCGTGGTACCTCATCGGCCGTCCGCACAACGAGGAGCATCCCAAGACGTACCGGGTGGCCCGATTCCAAACACTGAAACTCCTCGATACCGCAGCCGAGGTGCCCGACAGCTTCGACCTCCGGGCCTACCTCAACAACGCCTGGTGCGTCTGTCGCGGCGACTGTTCCTATGACGTGGAGCTGCTATTCAATCCGGTCGCTGCCCCGCTGGTCGTCGAGACCACGTGGCACCACACCCAGAAGGCCACTCACCACCGCGATGGCTCAGTCACGCTGACCTTCACGGTGGACGGTCTCGACGAAATCCTGTGGTGGGTGCTGGGGTGGGGCGGCCGAGTGCAGGTGCTCGGACCGCCGGAACTCAAAGAGAAGGTCCGGGACCAGCTCCAGCAAGCCCGCGACCTCCACGAATAGTTTGCTCGCCGGCCGGCTCATTCTCCGCAAGCCCGCCGCTACTTCTCGGCACCCTTCCATCAACTCCCCTTGACCTGTCCCGCCGACTTCGTGTAAAATGCACGAGTCGTCACCGTCGTGTCTGTAAAACACGATTGACGGGAAGGAATCATGGGAAGCCAGCCACTACGAAAAAAGAAGGTGCCGGACGTGCGGGAGAGCCTGGCCGAAAAGCTAAGTACGGCCCGGACCCTCACCGGCATGTCCACCCGCACGGTGGCAGAGAAACTGAAGAAGCGGTTTCCGATCTCGCACGCCACCGTAGCCAACTACGAGAGCGGTCGCTCCGTCCCGCCGATGGACGTTCTCGCCGCCCTGGCAGACCTCTACGAGCGACCGCTGACTTGGTTCCTGGAGCGGGGCCGAAGCCTTTCCGGCGTCCGCTATCGGAACCTCAAGTCGCGGGTCAGGATCAGCGACCTCCATCGCTTCGAGGCCGATGTGCAGCGATGGGTCGATGCCTACGTGGCCATCGAAGCACGGCTCAAGCAACCTCTGAAGGCGACGATCACCAACTTCGAGCCAGACCCGGATACCGAAGCCAGTGACCTCGCCCGCCAAGTCCGCCGCCGGCTGAAGCTCGACGAGACCGATCCCATCCCGAGCGTGGTCGAGGTGCTCGAAAAGTTTGGCATCCGAGTGTTGGAGAATCCTACCGAACTCCGCATCGACGGCTTAGCGGCCAAGTACGACGGCGAGTACATCGTCGTTCTCAATCCCACCGTCTCGAATGACCGGGGTCGGCTCAACGCTGCTCACGAGCTGGCCCATGTGCTGCTCGGGGACTGTGACAAGGAAGGCGAGAACAAGGAATCCGAACAGCGAGCCTTCGATTTCGGCTCCCATCTTCTGCTCCCCAACAGCCAGCTCAAGCGGGCCTTCGAGGGCCGGTCGATGGTGCGGCTCGTGCAGTTCAAGGAACGCTACGGAATCTCCCTGGCCGCGATGGTCTACCGGGCCGACAAGCTCGGCTTCATCACGAAGTCCACAGCGAAAACCCTGTGGATCGAGTTTGCCCGGCGGGGCTGGAAAACAAACGAGCCGGGCCGGGTCAGACCGGATCGAGCCACCCGTTTCGAGCAGATGATCGACGAAGTGCTGGCCAGCGGCCGCATGTCGCTCAAGGAAGTCGCCGACCTGTGTGGCGTCAGACCGGAGGCGATCCGGGAACGGCTCAACCTGGCAATGGGGATTTCAGGAGATTACGCCTCCGAGGACGGAGAGGCATCCATTTTTAAGTTTCCCGAGTGAAGGAAGGAACCGTGCACAGGGAACGCAGAAAGTCTTCTGATCGGAGGACGGCTTCATGCCTACGACACGGCAATCCTTGCGGCTTCTCCCGCACGAGGACGAGCTTCTTCGGACGCTCTACCGGGACTTCGACATCCCGACGGACCAGTACCCTCAGCGTCCCGATGACCTCATCCGGCTCGTCGAATCGTGGAACAGCCTGACGGGACGATCGGAGTCGCCACCCGACGTCCTGCACTACATGATCACCCGTCGCAAAAAGGGAAAGTGGGAGAAGCTCGGTCGTGACGCGGGCAACGGGTTCACCCGGCCGACCGTCGCGTTGAACGAGGACGAGCTGAAACACCTGGACGCCATTCACGAGGAGCTTCAGATCGCCTCCGACAACTTCGCTCTGAACGCCGACCTGGCCCAGAAGCTCCAGCAGGAATTCGCCCGCCGGGCTGGTCGCATCATCCCGGCGATGATCCTGGCGGCGGCGATGATTAACCGTCGCAAGGCCGGTGCTCTGGCCACCCTGAAGCCGAAGTCGGACGACCAGGACCTGGGGTTCTCGGATATCGGACAGGTGGGAACCTAAGAGGCCGGCCCGATCGTACAGCCAGGCACCACCGAATTGGAGACGCAAAGGAGATTCATGACCGGGAACGACAGCCCCTTCCAGATCCTGTCCCTGGACGGGGGCGGCATCAAAGGTCTCTTCTCTGCGGCGGTGCTGGCGAAGGTCGAAGAGGACCTCGGCGTGAACGTCGCCGAACACTTCGACCTGATCACCGGAACTTCGACCGGCGGCATCATCGCCCTCGGTCTCGGTCTGGGGCTCCGTCCTCGGGAGATTGTGCAGTTCTATGTCAGCGAGGGACCGTCGATCTTCCGAAAGAAACGCTGGATCACATCCCTCTGCTCGCTCTGGAGGCAGAAGTATCCGCAGGAGCCGCTCAAGACGGCACTCCAGCGGTGCTTCGGAGACAAGCGTCTCGCGGACTCGCAGAAGCGACTGGTCATCCCGTCCTACAACCTGGACAAGGACGAAGTCTACCTCTTCAAGACCCCGCACCACGATCGGCTCACCCGCGATTGGAAGGTGCCCCTCTGGAAAGTGGCCCTCGCCACGTCCGCCGCCCCGACCTACTTTCCTTCCTGCCACGACATCGACCACATCCGGCTGATCGACGGGGGCATCTGGGCCAACAATCCGACCATGGTCGCCATCGTCGAAGCCATCAGCATGCTCGGCGTCCCTCTCAGTTCCATCTCGGTGCTGAGCCTGGGGACCACGAACGCGGTCACCCGCCGGCCACGGACCCTCGACTGCGGCGGCCTCTGGCAATGGAAATCCGTCGGCATCGACGCGGCCCTGCGAGGACAAAGCCACGGCGTACAGGGCCAAGCTCAGCACCTGCTCGGCAAAGATCGTGTCGTCCGTGTTGACCCCATAGTTCCTGACGGCCTGTTTGCCCTGGATCGGTTGTCCGAGAGAGAAATACTCGGCGAAGCCTCTCACACCAGCAGGCACTTTACCCCGACCTTCACGGCCAAGTTCCGCACGCACAGGGCGGCTCCCTTCACTCCCTTATACACCTGAAATCTCAGGAGGCTTCAGTGAACCTTCAAGAACGCCAGCATTTCAGCACGCTGCTGGAACACCTCGCCGAGAGTCTCGACATCCCCGACGATCTCCGGGAACAGGTCGAAGAACGGTACCACGAAATCTGCGACCACTTGGGGGCCGAAGACTCGTCCCTGCGGGATTACGACCCGGAACTCTATCCCCAGGGATCGTTCGCTCTCGGGACTGTCGTTCGCCCGATCACCGAAGAGGACGACTACGACATCGACCTGGTCTGCCGGCTGGACATCGAGAAGGAGAACACGACTCAGCAGGAACTGAAGGATCGCGTCGGGGACCGGCTCTCCGAAAGGAAAGACCTTGAAGAGATTCTGACGGAACGACGCCGTTGCTGGCGTCTCGACTTCGATGAGGGATTCCACATGGACGTACTGCCCGCCATCCCGGACGAGGACGGCACGCCCAAAAGCATCCTCATCACGGATCGCGAACTCCGGCTCTGGCAGCACAGCAACCCCAAGGACTACGCCGCCTGGTTCCGCAAGCAGATGGAACGTGTATTCAAGCGGCAGAAACTCGTGCTCGCCGAATCGTTCCGGATGAGCGTGGACGACATTCCCGACTATCAGGTCAAGACTCCGCTCCAGCGGGCCGTTCAACTTCTGAAGCGGCACCGGGACCTCCACTTCCAGAACGATCCCGACGACAAGCCGGTGTCGATCATCCTCACGACGCTCGCGGCCAAGGCCTACAGCAACGAGGACCTGCTCTACGACGCCCTCCGGGCCATCGTCCACGACATGCCCGACTACATCGAGCGTCGGAAGGGCAAGTGGTGGGTGCCGAACCCCGTCAACGACAAGGAGAACTTCGCCGACAAGTGGAACGAATACCCGGAACGGCGAGAGAAGTTCATGGCCTGGCTCGACAAAGTTGAGAGCGACTTCGAGGACATCCTGCGGTCCCGCGGGGCCGACCTGATGGAAAGCATGAAGCCGATCTTCGGCACCGGAGCCGTCAACAAGGCGGCACGTCGCATGGGAGCCAATTACCTGCACCAGGCTCAATCGGGATCGCTCCGCATGGCTCATACGACGGGGACCATCAGTTCGGCCGCCTCAGCCGTAGCGGCATCGACTCCTGTTCCGAAGCACACGTTCTATGGTGGCCCTGAAAACAAAGCCCATTAACCTGGCGACGCAGATGCTGGACCTCAAGCGGAAGTTCCCGGACGCGGAATGCACCGTGAAACGGAGCCGGCTGAGGTGGCGGGGGACGCTGATGCCGACCCCGCTGAGCAAGGCGTACACGCTCCGTCTCGAGTACAGCCTGGAAAACGGTCCCGACGTGTTCGTGGAGAATCCGGAGTTGGAGACGCGAGACGGCGAGAAGCCTCCGCATCTCTATCCCAACGGCTCGCTCTGCCTCTATCTGCCAAGCGGACGTGAGTGGGACCGGGACCAGTTGCTGGCCAGGACGATCATCCCGTGGAGCAGTGAATGGCTGCTCCACTACGAGCTTTGGCTCGTCACCGGGGAGTGGCACGGCGGGGGTATTCATCCCGGCGGCCGGCCAGAGCTGAACTGAACGAGAGACCATCCGGCTCGGTGCGGCTCATCTGACCCAGAGTTCGGACTCGGCGACCGAGGGAGGAAACCTTCTCCTTCCTTGGAGCCGAGTTCATGGGCCGCAGCCTCTTCGTCATCACTGATCCTCGCGTCCTGGAGACCTACTCCCACGAGAAGCCTTCTCGACGACGGCGGTCGTCTCCGGAAAAGCTCCGCTATCTGGTGCGACTGAGACAAGGGCTCCAATCCCTGCCGCCCCGAGAACTCTCCATGCTGTACCTGGTCAAGGCCAAACGAAATATCCAGGAACTGGTGTCGCCGCTATTCTCGGTCCGTCAGTCCAACGTTTCGTATCGGCTCAACCGTGCCCAAGAGAGAATCCGGCTGCACCACGAGTTCTTGGAGATTTGCAGCGAGACTCAACTCCGCCGCCAGTTGATCGAAGCCGGCCTCACCGAGCCGATCATCAGAATGGTAACCGGGACAGTCCGCACCACATCCCAGAGTGCCACGGCCCAGGCTCTCTCGACCAGCCAGGGAACCATCCGGCACCATTTCGACGTGGTTCTCAAGAAGCTGGAAAGCATAGCTCCGGACAGTCCCGCCCTGGCTCTGCTGCGAAAGATGCGAGCCAACCCCAACGGTCTACGGGCACTGAATCCACAAAGTCGGTTCCAGTGGAAGGTTCAGCAGGGAACCGACAAGCCTGCCGGTCCAGATCAGCGACGAGAGGGACAGCTCGGCAAACGCCGTTACAAAGGCGTCTCCAGCACGAGGCATGGCTGGGAAACCAGAATCAAGTCGGACGGACGGTACTATCGCTTCCGCTACTTCGAGACAATCGAGGAAGCGGCCCTGGCCTACGACCTCGCCTTTAAGATTTTCTATCCCGAACGCTCCGGCCCAAACAAGATCACTCCGGAAATGGTGACCGAGCCAAGAGCCGCCGCTGTGAAATCGGTCGTGCTCACCACGATCGCCGAGCACCCTGTCGCGAAGGAATACACTGGGATCACATACCAGCATGGCAGGTACGTCACCTACATAAATCTCAACGGCCGGCGGGCCGGCCTGGGCACCTATCAGACGCTCGGCGAAGCAGCCGTGGCCTACAACATCGGGCATCAACTGATCTTCGGCGGCGGGATCGGGCCCAATCCCGTCCAGAAGGACGAACTATCGTCGCAACGTCTAGCCGAGATCACGGCCTTCGTCCAGCGTCAGCTCCGCAAGCGGTTCCCAAATTACTTCACGTCCGACACGCCGAGCCCTCCACATTGACGGGTAAGGATTGGTCTGGAGGACCAATCCGAAGCAACGCAGGAACTCCAGCCCCGGCGACCACGGTCCAACTCAACTCCTTCGGACCAGTGGTCCTTCACTTCTTCCTGCTCATTCCAGGAGATCCGACTGACGAGAGATTGGGTACCCAGAAGGGTTTGTTACAACTTTACATTCTCCTGGATAAGGCACACCCCGGATGCCTACCCCGATCTCCCTTTCGTCGCCCCGCTGTCACAGCCTCACCCACGCGGGCCTCCCCAAGCGACGGTTCTCCCACCAAGAGAAGCTCGACCTCCTGGGTTGCACCGACACTCACCTGACCGCCTTCCTGGAACTCTTCGCCCCGAAACGGAAGGACTACATCATCACGCGGGCGAAGTCCGGCGACCCCAAGTCCTGGACCAAGGGTCACGGCCTCCTGAATCCGGCCCTCCTCGCTCGCCATCTCCTGGGCGACTCGCTCCCTCACCTGAAAGCCCAATGGGTCGGGGCACGCGGGGCCAAGACGACCTACTGGTTTTGCCTGGACCTCGACAACCACGCCCATGCCAAAGGCTCCCCCGGCAACGACGACCTTCACCGTCGTCGGCACTCCTGTCTCCAGGCCCTGTCCCACATCGGCATCACCGACGCCCACGTCCTCGCGATCCCCACGCCCTCCCAGGGCCTGCACCTGTACGTCTTCTTCGACCGTCCCATCTACACCGACACGATCGAGCCGACCCTGGCCCAGATCGGCATCACCCACACCCCCGGCCAAGTCGAAATCTACCCCAACCCAGCCCGTGCCCTTCGGCTCCCCTACGGCTACTGCCCCCTGGCCACCCCGGCCGACGAACCCCGTATTCCCTGGACCCAACTCGTCGAATCGCTGCTCCCTCACCTGTTCCCCGACAACGCCCTCACCAATCCCTCTCCCATCATCGCCACCCTGGATTGGCGAGAGGCTCAGGCCCTGGCTCGCAACTACGCTGCCCTCCACGGCACAGCCCCCACAAAGCCAACATCACAGCCACGAAGTCGCCGCTCCTCATACACTCTCCCGGAGCCGTCCACCTACGCCGTGCTGGGCCAACCCCGCAAAGCCCAAGTCACCGCTGCCAACACTGCCCGCTACCAGGAACTCCTGAACCAACCGACCTCATCCCCCCAAGACATCGAGGAACTGCTCGCCCTGGGCATCCTGCTCCCCGGCACTCGACTCGAATGTCTCAAACGCATCGCCTGGCACCTGGTCTTCGTCCGCCATCTCCCCGCCGACGAAGCCACCCAGTGCCTCTCTACCTGGGCCTACGCCCACGGCGACCATTCCAAGGACATCCAACAAGACATCGCCGACCACACCACCAAAGTCCACGACCAGATCGCCGAACTCATCGCCTGGCTTCACGAACAGAAGGCCCAACGACCAACTCCATCCTCCACTTCAACCACCGACGGCCCGGCACCATCATCCCGCTCCGCCACCTTCGCCCCGGAAGACCTGAACGCGATCCGCACCGCCACCCAATCCGTCCCGTTCTGGCAACGGTTCGACTTCGCCCGGTTCCTGCTGTACCTCCTGAACTTCGCCAAGCTCCACGGCAAACCCACCCCCGACGGCTACGAAGTCACCGTCTCCGTCAGCTCCGTTCTCCGCAAGTTCCCGGCCTCCTCCGGCTCGAAATACCGCACGTACCTGGACCACTTCACCCGCAACAACGTCATCCGGCTCCTGAAGGAGAAGGTCCAGACCGCCAATCACTCCGGGCGACCACGCACGTACTTCCTGGCCATCGTTCCAGCCCCGCAATCATCCGCCACGCTGGACTTCGACACGGCCCTGAACCTCCTGAACCCCCGCCCAACCATCCCAGCGAAGAAATCAACATCGGGGTACAAACCAGTGGGGGAAACGATCGTCCCGACCACGCCAGAAACAGGAACGACCCATGACGACCCAAACCGTCGGATACCTCAAGGGAGAGAGTTGCCATGTGCTGGCCCGGCGAGTCCCGCCAGACATCTGGGCACACGTCCGTCGGAACGCGAAGCTCTCGAACCTGACATTCAACGACTACCTGATTCGGCTCTACGCCCAGAGCCAGCCGCTGCCGCCATCGGAACCGTCCCATCCGACAACGGCGAAGGTCACACTCTCGACGAACCCGGACAACCCGACGGAAGAATCCGTAGTCCCATCTACGAAGCAGCCCTGACCAAGGCTCTCGCCAACCCGGAACTCTCCGAGGCCGACCACAAAGTCCTCACCAAGCCAGCCAAAGAACTCACCCCGGAGGAGCTGCTCCGCAAGTCTCAACTCCTCTACGGCCATCCTCTCTCCCGCCCCACAACCGCAACAACCCGGCAACAACGATCACAACCCTGGAGGCGACGGCCCCTTGGGAATGGAGCACATTTTCTCTCCGCCAACCCCGACTCCCAACCGTTGAACAACGGAAACGACAAGGTCAACGGTCAACAACTACGTTCGCGGGAGAGTGCCGGAGATGTCGGCAAACAGACAGGGGATCGGCGTCCGCAGGACCTGTCAGGTCCGGGGCCGCACCGGCCGCTTCTGGCTGGTGATGAAGCACCGGCGAACGTCACGGGTCCGGCAGATGGACTGCCCGGAGGCCAAGGACGAACTGATCGACACGCACGACATCATCGAAATCAACGACGCCGATTCTGGCTCAGCTCCATCTTTGCCGAACACATCCTACCTGGCCGAAGCGGTCCCACCCTCGGTCCCGGCCCTCTCACAACCCAACGCCTCCACCAAGGCCCGCCGTTTCGTGGAGCAGGATCACCTGAAGAAGGAACTCCGCATCCTCGAAACGGAGAAGCTCCTGGTCGCCGCCACCCACGACACTCACGTCCTGGCGGAACTGCAACGCCGCTACGGCGTCAAAGAAGCCACGGCGAAGGAATATCTCCGCGAAGCCAAGCGGAACATGATCGAAGCCGTCCGCAAGGACCACCTGGAGCACCTGGCCGAGGCAATCAACTTCTACCGGCAGGTCATCGCCAACCCGAAAGAGCCCACAATCAACCGCATCAAGGCCCAGACCCGGCTCGACAAGCTGCTCGGTCTCGAAGCCCCCCAGCGGCACATTTTCTTTCCGGGCACCGAGTCCCCGCCGTTCGAGCCGGCCCTCCAGCGACGGGCACTCCAGAACCCGCTCATCCTGGAGAAGGCCGCGGAACTCGACGAACTCCTGGCCCAGGAAGCCGGTCGCCCCGTCACCCCGCTCCTGGAGCAGCAACCCGTCCTCGCAACGTCACCGCCGTCCAGCGACGGTCCTGAATCCTAACGCACGCTCAGACGCACCCAGCAAGGCACCATCGCAACCACCTTCACCACTGCAATGGAGCCATCCAAATGCCAAGACAAGTCGCACTCTGGGAACGAACCTTCGGTCGAGGAAAATCCCAACGCATCCGTCAAGTCCCCAACGTCTACGCCATCGTGGACGACATCGACTACCCTGCTGTCGATCAACACCTCTGGCACGTGAGATGGACAACGCGGGCCGACGGACAACAAGCCGTCGAACGGGTCGCGGCCACGATCAACGGGAGGCGAGTGCTCCTCCATCAGTTCATCCTCGCCCTGCAAGGCATCGCGAAACCCCGGCACCCGCTAACCATCGACCACAAAGACAGGAACCCACTCAACAACACGCGGGAGAACCTCCGCATCGCCACACGCATGGAACAACGGACGAATCAGGGGAAATCCGCCGCCAATCGGAGCGGCAACCGCCCCACCTCGTCCTACATCGGCGTGTCATGGTCCCGAGACCGGCAGAAGTGGCGGGCCGTGGCTCACCTGGCCAGCCAACAGCACTATCTGGGCAGCTTCGACTCAGAACACAAGGCGGCCCTGACCGTCAACGCCTTCTACATGGCTCACCTCCCCACGACGCCGCTCCCGAATCCCACGGCCGCCACCGGAATGTCCGACCCGACTCCCCAATGTCGATGCAGACTCTGCCGACCGACGCGGGTATTGGTCTGAGCACACGACCCACGTGCCCAGATCAAGGGGAGCCGTCATGCCGGAGGAGCCACTCAGCCGCAACCAAACTGACCAACGCATCGGTCGCCGGTCCAAGTCGGGCTACAAGGGAGTGACCCCTCGACGTTCGGGCTGGGTCGCGAGCATCTACCGCAACGGAAGGTCGATCTACCTGGGGCGGTACGACACAAAGGAGGACGCGGCCGCAGCGTACAACCTGGCGGCCACGTTCCTCCGGGGCGAATCTGCCGAACTCAACATCCTTCCGCCCGAACGACAGCCCACCCCGGAAAGGGAACAGGAGATTCGGGCCTGCGTCGGCAAGAGATTGCTCGCGGCGGCCGGCTTCCAAGTCGAGCATCGCCCCCGCACGCCCCAGACAAAATCCCCGGAGCAGAACCATCCATGACCGACGACTCACTCCCCGAACCGGACATCCCGTTCCGACCGAAGCAATTCCTGAGCTGTGAACAACTGAACCACGCCCAAGAGTATCTGAAACGAACGACGCCCGAAGAAAGAACCGACCATCGCCAAATCCTGGACGAACTCCGCACACTCCTGAACATCGACGACCGGGGCTACTTCACCGTGCTCGACGCCCTGGAGACCTACCACGCCGTCCTGCCATTCCTGAAGCGGTTCGGCGAGGACCTGGGGCTGGCCTACGGAGCGGCGGCCTACCACGAGTACCGGTTCTATCTCGAAGGAGGCTACGAGAGCCGGTTTCCCCACCAGTCCCTCTCCGCGAAAGAGAACGAGGCGAAACGGCGGCTCAGGATCGAAGAACTACGTCGGGAGCACGAGCGACGGCAACGCGGAGAACCAAACTCGCCGCCCCCGTCCAGCGACGCACCACCGTTCTGACGCCGAGGGATTAAATCCTTCCTCAACCTCCCTGTCCGCCTCGCCTTGGCAGTTGCAGCAGACAGTTGCTGGAGCGATAAAGGTTCGGATCGTATCCCTTCGGGAATGCGGGGAATGCCCCAGATCAGAGTTGACATCAATAGACCTGTCCGGGAGCCGGAAACGCAAAATGGCCAAGGCAAAAAGGGAACTGAAGAAGGGTGAAGTGTTCGGCGGATGGACGTTGGACTTTCGACTAGGGAAGGGCGGCAATGGCGATGTGTGGTCGGTGAAACGCTTGGACGATCCTCAAGCCACAGCGGCCATCAAAGTCCTGACGAAAGCGAACCAAGCCGCTGTCATTCGCTTCCGCGGTGAAGTCGGAGTCCTCCAGAAACACACCGACGTTCCAGGACTGCTGCCGGTTCTCGACCACTATCTGCCCGATGAACCGACCACGGCGTCGCCGGCATGGTACCTGATGCCGCGAGCTAAACCGTTGATGAAGGCTCTGGCACGTGACCCCAAGGCAATCATCCAGGCAGTTGCCAAGGTGGCACGAACGCTGGCCACTCTTCATGTCCGAGAAGTCTCCCATCGAGATGTCAAGCCGGACAATCTTCTCGTCCTTGACGGGGAGCCTTACGTCGGTGACTTTGGGCTCGCTGACTTCCCGGAAAAGCCTGAGATCACAGGGAAGGGGGAGATGCTCGGACCTCGCTGGACCATCGCACCCGAGATGAAGCGTTCACCAAAAACGGCTGACGGGCGTCTGGCGGACGTTTACTCCTTGGCGAAGACTCTGTGGATTCTGCTGGCGAACGACATCCGCTGCTTCGAGGGTCGGTACCATCCTGATGACATTGCGGTCGCCCTGAAGAACTACCTGCCGACGGCAAATCTTCTTCACATGTTGGACGATCTGCTCTTCCGAGCCACCGCGAACAATCCGACAGACCGGCCGACAATGGAGCAGTTCGAGTCCGCTCTGGGGGATTGGATCAAGAGAGAAAAGGAGTTCGCTGACGTGAGCCTGGGCGACTGGCGTCACGTCCAACAGAAAATCTTTTTTCACGGCGTCCCAACCCGCGTGTCCTGGGAAGACAAGAACGCCATCATCGCGATGTTGAACCTGCTCGGGGCTACGGCAGCCTACAACCACACATTCGCCCCTAATGGTGGCGGTCTGGACATCGTCGGGGCCTCGGATTCCTTCGAGGCGGATTGTATTGAACTCCGGTTCGAGGCGGGGATCAGAGTGATCGTCAAGCCAAAGCGACTCATGTTCGAGTCCTTCCTTGGAAACGATGACTGGGCCTACTTCAGGCTCGAAACAGACAACTTGCCCCCAGTCACCGGGACCAGCGACCCCTACTACGAGGAGATGGTCGAACTTTCGCCAACCCAGTACATCGAGAGGCATTGGTGGGAGGCTGGGTATTACGAACTCGGAGACCAGCAGGTGCAGCTTCCTCCAGAGGCCCGTGTCGTGAGTCGCTATTTTAAAGGATCGTTCCTGATCGTGGCGAAAGCCTCACTTTACAACGAGCGTGCTCCTTACGATGGCTACCATGAACGCTACTCGGCCGACCAGTTCCGGGACCTGATGGAGAGCACGATCAGAAAACGGGCGGAAGTCCTCGCCAAGCAGTCCACTCCTGAAGCTGCGGAAAGCTGAAACCGGCAGCCGCATCGAAAGCGATCGCCACAGGCTGGGGGTTATGAGGTCTGCTGTTCTTCGGTGCTGCCTTTCTCTTTCTCCGACCAGGCACCCGCTGGCCCCAGAACAAGTTCCAACAGCGACAGATTCAACGCATCCAGAATCTGTTCGCAGAAGCAGTCCACGCCCTGGAGGTGGTAGAGCTTGATCTCCAGCGGATCGCCTTCCTGGAAGTCAAAGGTCATCGCATACGGCTGCTGACAGGCCGCCGCCAGTTCCTGGCTGACTGTCGCGACACCATGGACGAGGGCATTCCGGACCAGCCCGATGATCCGAATGCACTCCGACCAGGTTTCGACGGTCGTATGTTTGTACGACGAGGGAGCCTTCAAACCCGCGGAGTCGCAGAACGCCTTGAAGACTCTGTCGAGACCATCGTACAGTCTCTTGCGTTGCCAGCCTTCCAGCCGCTCCTGCCACGCCTGCTCCCAGTCGGGACGCTTTGCCGGATCGCTCTCGGCTTCCCGCCGGAGCCGGCGGAGGTCCTTGAAGTCGTCTCCCTTCAACAACGCCTGGGGATTGTGGTTCAAGAACACCCGATACATCTCAAACACAATCTCTTCCAGTCGGGCGTAGAGGTCGATGATGCCGAACGCCGCCAGCATCGGCATCGTCTCCCGGTGGTTCTTCGAGGCAGTTGCACCATCCCACAGAGCAATGGGCGTGATGGACAGATCCCCGGTCTGGTCGGGCCGGAGAGAGGACACGTAGAACTTATTATTCTGACTCCAATCCGGATCGGCATACCGGTCAGCCGCCACCTCCAGCCCATTGATCGCCAAGGCCCAGCGGATGTAGGTACTGCGGAGCTTGGCCCTCCAATCACCAATTCGGCGAGTCACATCCTCGACCCATTGTTCCTCCGGCTTCCTGGCCTTGTAGATGACGTTATTGATCGGCGGGAGATTCCCGACCGGACGCTCCGGGATGAGAAAGATGTTATGGCCAACCAAGTCAACGTCGCCACGAGGACCGCTCATTATGCTTCGTACCTCCGAAGAACACTGCTAAACGACGACTGATTGAGTCCACCACGGGCACGAACAACCCAAGTTCCCGTTCGTGGTGGACCAATGCCTACGAGCCGTCGCACTCTCACTCCGGCCGGCCTCGCCCTGGAAACAGGCCGGGATCGCTGGCATATGCACCTGGACCGGACACTCCGGCCTTCGGGGCAACGTCACCACCTGGCCGCCATCAATCGGGAGCTGCTCCGAGTCGCCAGCCGGGAAAACAGACGCCTCATCGTCGAACTCCCGCCGCGGCACGGCAAGAGCGAGTTGATCTCGAAGGCATTTCCCTGCTGGTACCTCTCCACCTTCCCGGACCACAGCATCATCGCGTGTTCCTACGAGGCCCGGCTAGCGGCTCAGTGGGGCGAAGCCGCCCGCGACCTCTTCCGCGAGTACGGTCCCAGCCTCTTCGGCCTCTCCGTCCGGCACGACATCAGCTCGCGGGACAACTGGAGAATTACTGGCTACGCCGGCGGCATGCGAACGGCGGGGGTCAACGGAGCCATCACCGGCAAGAACGCCGACCTCCTCCTGATCGACGACCCGATCAAGAACGACGAGCAAGCTTGGTCCCCGCACCAACGCGAACGACTCTGGCGGTGGTTTACGGCGACTGCTATGCAACGGCTCGAACCCCACGGCGTCTGCATTGTCGTTGGCACACGCTGGCACCGAGACGACCTGATCGGACGACTGCTCAAAGCCCAAGAGAAGGGCGGGGAGCAATGGGTCCGCCTCCGGTTCCCGGCCATCGCGGAAGAGGATGACCCTCTCGGCCGGGCCGTCGGCGAAGCACTCTGGCCGGAACGACTCCCGCTCGACTTCCTCCTGGCACGCAAGACCGCCCTGGAGAAGGCCGGCACGCCCTGGGCCTGGGACGCCTCCTACCAGCAACGGCCACCATCACGCGACGGCTCCGCCGAGTGGCCCGAGGACTACTTCCCCGACGACATCTGGGTCGACCGAGATCAACTTCCGCCGGACTTCCGCGTGAAAGTCATGGCCCTCGATCCATCCAAGGGCAAGGACGCCAAAGCCGGCGACTACTCGGCCTTTACCATTCTCACCGTGTCGCACGACGGCCTCTTCTACGTCGAAGCCGACTTGGACCGCCGAGACGTGGACCGCATGGTCGATGACGCCGTGGTCCTCTACCGCCGGCACCGACCCCAGGCCATCGCGATCGAAGCAAACGCCTTCCAGGAGTTGGTCAAAGACAGCTTCGACCGGAAAGCCTCTACACTGGGCCTGATCCCCCGGACGTTCGCCGTGGTCAACACGGTCAACAAGCACACCCGCATCCGTTCTGCTATCGGCCCACTCCTGGCCCAAGGCAAGCTCCGCTTCGTCAAGGACTCTCCCGGCACGCAGATCCTGATCGAACAGCTCCGAGACTTCCCCCACGGTCAACACGACGACGGTCCGGACTCGCTCGAAATGGCCCTGACACTGATCGAGGAGCACTTCAGCGACCTATGACCATCCCACGTCCCTGAACTCAGAACATCGTCGGAGAATGAACCGGAATGGGAATTTGAGACCGGGCTGGAGTTGAAGCACTTCAACTCGAACCGAGCCACTTCGAGATCATCCACACATCGCAGGCCTCCTTTCACGAGTAAGGAAGGCAGAAGGGAGCCGACAATGTCCAAGCAAGTAGCCCTCTGGGAGCGAGTATCGGGCCGTGGAAAGACTCAACGAATCCGTCAGATTCCAAACCTGTACGCCACCGTAGACGACATCGATTACCCTGCCGTTGATCAGCACCTCTGGCGGGTCTTGTGGGAAACGAGGGCCAACGGCCAACGAGTCGTGACCGCCGTGGTAGCGTCGGCTCCGGGCCGACAAACGGTGTACCTCCATCATTTCATTCTCTCTCTACAAGGTGTCCCCAAGCCTCGACACCCTCTGACAGTCGATCACATTGACCGCAACCCTTTCAACAATACCCGAGTGAATCTCCGAATCGCCACGCATAGTGAGCAGAAGACAAATCAGGGAAAGAAGACCCGAAACAATCGCGGCACAGTGCCAACATCTACTTACAAAGGAGTGTCCTGGCACAGGCAAAGACAAAAGTGGGGAGCAGCAACCAGGATAGGGAGCACAACCTATTATCTCGGCCTCTTCTCTTCTGAACAGGAAGCAGCCCACGCAGTGAACCTCTTCTATGCGGCTCATCACTCAACCGCTCCGATCCCCAACCCATCTGCCGCCGCCATCAGCTCTCTGACTCACTGCTCCTGTAAGCTCTGCAAACCCAAGTTCGTGTCAACCTGAGCCACCCTTCGCCCATCAAGAAAAGACCCGTGCACTTCGGCGACTGACGACCGACCCGGTCGGTCGGGGACGTGAATTCCCCCGACGATCACCGGAGGTCATCGTGCACGAAATCATTCCCCTGTTCGGGCGAAACAGCGTCGGCCAGTCCGCCATCGTTTCCGCCACGGACTTCGCCCTCCACGGCCGCTACGTCTGGTACGCCACGGCTCCCAGCCCGGTCTTTCGGTTCCAGCAAGCCTACCGACCGATCCGACTGGCCAACGGCAAATGGACCCGGCTCTACCTCGCCCGTGAGGTCGTAGGGCTGCACCGACTGGACCGAGATCGGCTCGTCACCTTCCACTCCAGGAATCACCTGGACTGTCGCCGCCAAAACATCCAAGTCCTGTACGCGACGCGAGACTCCACCCCATCCCGATTCGCGGGCGTGAGCTACTGCGAACCCATCGGACAGTGGCGGTCCGAAATCTCGGCGGCGGACGGAACCTACTGGTTTCTCGGTTACTCACCCTCCGAGCAGCTGGCCGCCAAGCGGTACCACCTGCTACTCGACATCCTGTTGCAGGAGTATCCGGAGTACGCCGACCAGATCGTCGCCGCACCGGAGGGGAGGCGGCAACGATGAGTCGCAAACGCCCTCGCCGGCACCGCCCAGCTTCCGGACGACAACCCAAACCGCAATCAAACCGCCCACCGAAGACGACGCCGAACCGGGCCGCCGAAGTTCTCGAACATTGGTTCGACCTGGACTTCGTGGACCCCTACGAGTTCTACGCCGACTCCTACGGCCACCCCACGGTTCCCGCTTCCTACGTCGAAGAACGCAGCGACGGCAACGCGGGGGTGGTGTTCCGCAACGAACAGGAGTTGGCGAACGTCCGAGGTCTGGCCCGACTGGTCAGTGACACGAACACCCACGCCATCGGCATCCTCAACAACCTGACGAACTTCACCGTCGGGACGGGGTTTAAGTACACCGCGACATCGAAGTCGAAAGCCCCGCCGGAGCTGGTCCACGAAGTCCAGTGCGTCATCGACCAGTTCATCGACGACAACAACTGGAACGAGCTGGAGCGGGAACTTTTCGTCCGGTCCCGTCGCGACGGCGAGTTCTTCCTGTGGTTTTTTCCGCAGGAGCACGGACGCTGCCAGGTCCGCACCATCGAGCCAGCCGAGATCACGGAGCCAGCCGACCACACGCTGGGCGTCACCCACGTCCTGTCAGAGGATCATGCTCCCCATACCTTCTCCTGGTCCTTCGGCATCATGACCGACGCCGACGACGTGGAGACGGTCCACGGCTACCACTACGCACCTCAGAGCGGAGTCGGCCCAGGGGAATTCATCCCCGCACGCGACATCCTCCACGGCAAGATCAACGTAGACCGAAAGGTGAAACGCGGGCTCACGGACTTCTTCCCCTTGGTCAACGAGTTGGAGGGCGTCCGGCGTCTGCTGCGGAACGTGCGAGAGGGAGCGGCGATCCAAGCCGCCATCGCCTGGATTCGAGAGCACGCCGACGGCACACCCAAGCGGGCGGTGGAACGGTTCCGGGAAGACAATACCGACTACACCCGGCCCTCCGTCTCACCGAGGCGTTCGCCCCGGACCATGCACCACAGTCACTACGAGCCGGGGACCATCCTCGACGTGCCCGCCGGAACGGAGTACAAGCCCGCCCCGATGGGGTCCGCCCACGGCCCGAACTTCGTCGCCATCTCGCAGGCCATTCTGAGATCGGTCGGGGTCCGCTGGTGTCTCCCGGAATACATGGTCTCCGGGGATGCGTCCAACAACAACTACGCCTCTTCCCTCGTCGCCGAGTCCCCGTTCGTCAAGAACGCTGAGGCCGCTCAGTCCTTCTACAAACGACGCTTCTACGACGCCATCTGGCGGGTGATCCGGATCGCCGCCGACGCCGGTCGCTTCGGAGAAATCCCGTTCGAGCAAGTCGCCCAACTGATCGAGATCCAAGTCGAACCACCTGCCGTGGCCGTTAGGAATCGGGAGCAGGACACGAACATCCGCAAGGTTCTCCACGAAGCGGGCATCCTCTCGGCCACCACCTGGGCCGCGATGGAGGACCTGGACTACGAAGCCGAGCAGGCCAACCGGCGTCGGGAACAAGCGACCGCGACAAACAACTCGCCCCAAGACAACTCACCGTCCAAACCACTTCCGCCCAAGACCGACGACCCCAAGGCCGCCTACCGCCACGACCTGGGGAAGGTTCCGCCACGCGAATGACGCGGAGATTGACACGGCAGTCGTTCTGCCCCGGAGACAGCACCGGAGAGAACGATGTCCCAGGTCAAAACCAAATCACCGCCGGCCTCGAATCCCATCCGACTGACCGAGCAGCTCGCAACGCTCGTCTCGGAACGGGTGGATCGGGAACAGGGCGTCATCCGTGGCGTGAAGATTCTCGGGTTCGACTCCGGCAACGGACGGACCTACACGCGGGACGCTCTTCAGCGGGCCATCCCGATGTACGAGGGCGTGAAAGTCAACATTGACCATCCCGACCCTCGCACCCCGGCCGCTCCCCGTGATCCCGACGACCGCTTCGGCAAGCTGCTCCACGTCCGCCTCACCGAGGACGGCCTCTACGGCGACCTCCACTTCCTGAAGTCCCACCCGCTCGCCGAGCGAGTGTGCGAAGCCGCCGAGCACCACCCTGACCTCTTCGGCCTGTCCCACAACGCCAAGGGCATGGTCAAGGAAACGGACAAGGGGCATTGGGTGATCCACGAGATCGTACGGGTGCAATCGGTGGACCTGGTCTCCGATCCCGGCACCACACGAGGGCTTTTTGAAGCCGACGCAGGAGACAACCAGATGCCCGAAACGAACACGAACATGCTCCCCGCCGACGCGGACCCCACGCCCACCGGCGACCAATCCACCCCGACCGCCGAACTCACCCCGGCCCAGCAGGTGAAGCAGACCTTCATCCAGCGGTGCCTGGAGATTCTCGAAGACGACGGCGTCGAACTGAACGACAAGCTCAAGAAGATTCGCGATATCCTCAAGGCCGCCGACGAAGCGGCGAAGCTGATGGACGACGCCGAGGAGGCATCGCCCGAACCAGTGAGCGAGTCGCAACAGCCCACCGAGGACCGTCGCTGGACCGCCTTCCAGCTCCTGGAGTCCAAGGGCATCACCCCCACGACTTCGCTGGTCAACACGCTGGCGAAGCTGCCGTCTCAGGACGACATGGCGTCGGTGCTCGCACACCTTCGGCCGGCGTCCCGCTCAACGGCTACGGCCAAGCCACGCTCTGCCGAAACCATCTTGGAGCACCAGTCCGCCGACCGGCCGAAGCCCGCCGTCAACACCCAGGACAACGCCGCCGTCGCGAGATTCCTCCGCGGCTGCTGAGAGAAGCCACCGACCCGGACACCACCGCATTATCAATGAGACAAGGACATGACTGTTCCACAACGAATCTACCCGCTGACGAACGAACAAGTCGCCGCCGCCTACGACGGCAGCATCGCCGTGCAGATCGGGGACTTGATGTTCCTCGACGGGGACGACGCCAAGCCGGCTTCGTCGCAAGCGGATCAAGGTGCCGAGGCCGCCAATCAGCGACTGTTCGCCCGACGGTTCCTGGGCGTCTCCGCCGAGAAGAAGCTTGCTGCTGATCCAGCGGGCACGATCCAGGTCACGAAGGTCGGAGAGTACGACTACGACTGCGAATCCGCCACCTGGGAAGTCGGCGAACTGGTGACCATCGACGAAGCCGCCTCCGGCACGGCCCTGCACAACCAGAAGCTGGTCAAGACCACCGACGCCGACCTGGCTATCGGGTACTGCTCGAAGCGAGAGCCCAACGCCACGACAAGGGTCCGCGTGGTCCTGACCTCTCGCGTCGCTCCCCCGCAGTCCGGCGGCTTCGCGATCAAGACACTCTCACAGTACCTGGCCCTGGCGGACTTCACGGACAACACCAACGCCACGGGCTACGCCGACTTCGACAGCCAACTCCCCGCCGGAGCGTTGGTGCTCGGCTGGAAGGCCGAAGTCCATGCGGGTTTCGCGGGGGACACCACAGCCGTCGTTCAGGTCGGCATCGCCGGAGCCCTCGACGACTTCTCCGCCGTCACGACCAGAAGCGTGCTGGCTCCGGGCACGGTGGGCTCCATCACGAAAGTCGGCTCCGGAGCCTACATCAATGCAGCGGTGACCCCGCGAGTCACCGTCACCGGCGGGGCCGACTTCACCTCCATCAACGCGGGAGCAATGACCGTCACCCTGTTCTACATCGCGACGCAGTGATCCACCCAACAAGCTCCGCCGCACGAGACCATCCACCACACAAACGACTCCCCTGAGGGAATACGACCATGATCAGAGGACAAGCCATTCGGGATCTGTACGAAAGCCTGGGGCCGAAAGGCTTCGTGCTCAAGACCCGCCAACTGCTCGGCATCACGAAGGACCGGTTCGGCCGCCCGACCATCGAGAACCCGGAAGTCCACCCGAGCGAGTTCTCCCTCCGGGAAGTCGCCGAAGCTCTGTGCGGACGGGACTGGGTGAACGCCCTCCAGCCCGGCCACGGCTTCGACCAGATGGACCTGCTGGAAATGGACGCCGCCGTGGTCCCCTCGGCCTTCGCCAACACGTCCGCCTTCAACGCGACCGTGGGCGGCTTGATCGAGGCCAAAATCCTGGAGACCTTCCGCCGGCCCGGCTTCATCGCCGACCGTCTGGTCCAAACCAGACCAACACGGCTCCGTTCGGAGAAGATGCCCGGCGTCGCCTCTCTCGGTGACCTGGCCGAAGAGATTCAACCAGGGAACCCGCACCCGCGTGCCCAGCTCACCGAGCGTTACGTCCAGACCCCGGAAATCCGTAAGCGGGGTCTCGCGGTGGACGTGACCAAGGAAGCGGTCTTCTACGACCTGACCAACCAGGTGTTGATGCAAGCCGAACGAGTCGGCGAAGTCCTGGGCCTCCGGAAAGAGAAGCGGGTGCTCGACACCGTGATGGGCATCGTCAACACCTACAACTACGGGGGCACGACGTACAACACCTACGTCTCCGGCGGCAACTGGACCAACACGCACGCCAACCAGCTTCAGGACTGGACCAGCATCAACAAGGCGGAGCAACTCCTGGCCGACATGACCGAGCAGGAGAACGGCGAGCGAATCTTGGTCGTCCCGGACACGATCCTGGTGATGCCCTACCACCGCTACACGGCGGCGAACATTCTGAACGCCACCGCTCAGGAACGTCGTACCGACAGCCAGGGCGTGGTCACTCACCACCCGAATCCGCTACGCGATCACGAGGTCCAGATCGTCACCTCGCCGATCGCCATGCAGCGGCTGACGGATGCCGACGGCCTGAACCTGGCCGCGAACGTGGCCCAGGAATACTGGTTCTACGGCGAGTTCCGGAAAGCCTTCGCCTACATGGAGAACTGGGGAGTCACCGTCCGACGGGCCGACGTGAACGACTATATCGCCCTTGATCGGGACCTGGTGTTCTCCGTCTTCGCCAACGAAGCCGGAACGCCCGCGATCGTCGAACCCCGATACGTCACTCGGAACACGAACTAACATCACGGTCTTTCCGGGGAGATCGGCCGTGATGCGGCCGGTCGCCTTGCTTGGGAGTTAGGCTCTACTCCTGGGCAATGGCGGCCGGCCATTTCCTTTGGTCCGACCGAGGTTCTCCAGAGCTGCTCCGAAGCAGAGGCCACGAAAACAACGGTGGAGTCAGGATGAATCCCGGCGAGTAAGGAGGATCGAAAGGAGAAGCCCATGCCAAGACAAGTCAGCCTCTGGGAACGAGTCTCGGGAGAAGGACGTTCCCAAACTCTCCGTGAGATTCCGGACCTCTACGCCATCGTGGATGACACAGTCTTCCCGGAAGTCGATCGACACCGTTGGTATCTGCTGCGGGGCGTGCGAGCCGACGGACAGCCGATGGTGAAGTTCGTCGCCACGTCCCACCCTGGTCCAGTCACCCCTCTGCAACACTTCGTCTTGTCGTTGTACGGAGTCCCCAAGCCAGCCTGGCCTCTGATCGTCACCTTCGGCGACGGCAATCCACTCAACAACTGCCGGGACAACCTGATCGTCATCACGTCAACCCAAAAGGCCGCCCGACGAGCCAAGTTCACCCGGAACAGCCACGGCAAAGTTCCCACGTCCGAGTTCAAGGGCGTGTGCTGGAGTGAGAAATCACGTAAGTGGCTGGCGACTGCCCGGTTCGACGGGACGAAACAATACCTGGGGACATTCCCAACGGAAGTCGAAGCCGCCATCGTGGTCAATGTCTTCTACGCGACCCATCGTCCGAACGTCCCGCTCCCCAATCCGAACGTCCCCGGCCCGTTCACGGACGATCTGCGATGCCGTTGTCGGAGCTGTCAGGGGGCTCCGCTCCTGGTCTGACACTTCTTTGTCAGTGTCTCTCTGCGGCACGGGAGCTGACCGGTAAAGGGTTGTCACACATGACAACCCTGGAAGCTCAAGATCAAAAGTCCCGGCTTCATCCAATTCCTTCCCACGCTTCAACGACCTGCGTCACCTGCTCGCTGGTAGTCCTCGTTCATCGGCAACGAGAACCGCACGACCACGCCGAGTAGAAGCTTGCACTACACAACTCACTCATCACAGCGAAGCCCCGCAGGATGACCGCTCTGAGTTTCGGTCCTTCGCTGCCAGTGAGGAATCCAAGAGACGTAGGTGTCGGCCTCGAAAGCTCCTTGATTACCGCTGTCAGCCACCGAGCCACGGCAGGGCCCCGGATCGGTGCAGTCTCCCCGGCCCGAGAAAGGGAACCCTAATGGATCAGTACGTCATCTTCCTCCCGGACCTTCGGTTCGAGTGCGAGCGTCGCACGACCGCCCTGGAACTCTCCCCGATCAGCACGCTTGCTGCTTCATCGAGACCACCTAGCATCGGCGATCCAACCGCCGAGCCACAACTCCCTCAGGACTTGGTCCTACCGGAACCGGTTCGGGCCTTCGCCGCCGCCCTGCACGTCCCGGCACAGGCGACAACCGAGCCAGAACCACCGCCATCGCAACCACCCGAGTTGCAACCACCCGAATCGGAGCCAGCCCCGGCCACGCCAACCCTAACCCCACCGGACTCGCCGCCTGCACCCACTTCGCCCACCCAACTCGTTCGCTCCAGCCTGTCCGTCTGGCCGAGGGATGTTCCGGTCTTTCGTGTCCGTGACACGCTCCCGGAGGAGCTGCTCGTCAACCTGGCCAACGAGGGCTTCCAGTGGATCGTCTACGAGCACGACGAGACATGGGGCCTGAGCACCATCGTCGGCTTCCGCTGCAACGGCCGCTGCCACACCGGCCTCTGGGCCATCCAGCTCACGCAGGGCAAACGAACGCCACCCTCCGGCTGGCCGCAACGCTCCAACCTGATCCACCTCCGCAACTCGTTCGTACTGCCGTACTACTGGCAGCAGAAGGCCTACCGGATCAACGTCGAGGACTTCGAATCCGTCTACCGCCAGGAATCTCTCCGGCACGACCTCAACATGGCCGCCCCGCAGCCGAAGTCGCCCATCATGGTGCCGGCGAAGGTCATTAAACTTCCCACCACCTTCACCCTGTCGCCCGACCTGAGCGAGAAAGTCGCCGCAGCCCTGGCCAACGTCGAAATCCTGTTGGTCTGAGGCTCAACAACCCCGACAACACTGCCGGCATCGTCCCGCATCATCGGGACAGACGAGCGATTGGGTGATCGACGGGAGCAGACCAGGGCAACCGAGCACCGGCGGGCTCGTCCCAAACTGCCGTCGGGCCGAGGCACCGACAAACCACAACGCCTCACGACATCATCTGCCCTGAATCTCTCCCTCTCGCAGCAAAGGTCTCCGATCATGGCCGAAGCCAAGACCACACCGCCGTCCCCGTCAACAGTAACCAAGGCCGCCGAGCTGTCTCTGCACCCCTACGAAGTCCACATCCCCGGCAACAAACCCCTGACCATCCAAGCGGTCAGTGAGGCCGACGCGATCCACCGCTACAAGCAACAGATGGGCATCATCGCCTCACCGCACGAGCCTACCGTGACCCAGGTCTCCCCAGTCAGCGAGTAATTCATGCCCACGGTCCTGGACAATCTCCGGCAAGCGTACGAGAACCTCACAGCCAAGTACGCCGAAGCCACCGCCAACCCGAAGCCGAGCTACTCGATTGACGGGCAGTCCGTGAGCCACGAGTCGTTCCTCCGCTCACTGCTGGACCAGATCGAGAAGCTGCGAGAGCAGCTCCGGGCCAACGGCGATCCCGAGTTCGGCCCCTACGAACTCCGCAGTAGAGGCACGACCTGAAATGACCACGCCGCTCCACGACCTCCTGGCCGACGATCATCTCTTCGTGGACGGCATCGAGCCGGTCATCCTCCAGTACCAGCCCCCGCCCGACCCAACCACACGTCGGCTCCCCGGCATCCAATTCCTCTTTGTCCCTCACGCCCTCCGCCGCGAGCGAGAACTCGTCCGCGACCTCGCCGCACCAGCCGACGCCATCGTCTGGCACCTCTGGGAGAAGGGCCTGAATGGCATCGGTCCGACCGGCGGCTCGACCATCATCGACCGTCAGGGCGAAGTCTTCTACGTCCTCTCCGCCAAGCTCCAGACCCTCCAGTCCCGTTACCGTTGCGTCTGCCGTAAGCCCGACGCCGGCACCACTCGTCATCAACCCTGGAGCACGTTCGAGGAGTTCCTGGCCCGAAAGAACGCCCCGACGGAACAACTCCGCGGTTGGCATTCTCAGTGAGCACCCGACGCGGTTCCCGGCTCCAGAATTCTCCAAGTGACCCGGACCCATCGTGGTCCCGGTGGATCATCACAATAGTCACGATCACCAGCCAGAGCAGTCCCGAGGCGGAAGGTAAGGGCGGCAGAGTTTCTCAACATTCATCAGAACGAAAGGTACACGATGGCGAACAGACGACCCAAAACCTCAGCTTCACTGCTGAGGGCAGCCGCCCTCATGATCATCTTGGCGGGTTGCAGCGAAGGCACACAGAACGAGGCGGCGAAGGCCGCACAGGCGAATGAGCCTCCGGCGGCCGCTCAGCCCGCTGCCGCAGTCCAGCCCGCCGTCGCCCCGGCCCCGAATGCAGCTCTCAATCCGCCGCAAAAGCAGGAGCCAACGACGGAAGAACTCGCCACAACGCATCTCAAGACCTTCCTGGATGCGTGGAAGTTCGGCGACTCATACCAGGACTTCGAGAAGAGTCACCCGGACCTCAACGTCAGTGACTTGGACTGGATCGCTCATCGGCACATCCTCATCAACTACGACATCGGCCAATCCCGAGCCAAAGAAGGCAAAAGCCCCGACGGCAAGCCAACGTCCTGGCTGGAATTCGTGGTAACGCTGACGCACACGAACAACGCAGGTGAGGAGATCAAGAAGAACAAGAGATACAGCGTCTACCCGCCGCTCAACGACGACAAATGGTCGATCCTGGGCGTGAACCAGTAGCGAGGATCGTCGTCCTCCACAACTTCCTCAGCCACACCACCGCGGACCGGAATACTCCGGCCCGCGTTTTCTTATCAGCGGTGCGAACCCCAGGACCAAGGACGAACGGCATGAGCAGGATCGGATTCGGCTACGGCAGCGAATGGCACCTGATGAGATACCTAGCCTACCACAACCGGGACCTCTCCGACCGCATCGAAGCCCTGATCCCCAACAGCCGCATGGTGAACTGGTTGAACTGGGGCTTTACGCAGTCCCCCGACGCCATCAACAAAGAGCCGCCCCGGTTCCTGGACGCGGAACTTAAGGGGCTGGAGTTTCTGCCCAAGCACGAACGACAAAGGCTGGCGTCCGCGTGGCGGAGCTTCTGGCCTCAGACCGGCACGCCGCCGACCTGGGATGCGGTGGGGCTGATCGAGTGCAAGGGCATCCAGCACTGGCTGCTCGTCGAAGCCAAGAGTCACCTGGCCGAACTCCGCAGCACCTGTGCCGCAGGCGGTCGCAGCCTCGCCCTCATCGAGGAGACGTTCCGCCGCACCCAACAAGACCTGGCTCTGATCGTCAATCCCACGGCGTGGTTGTCGCCTTACTATCAGTACTGCAACCGGCTCACCGTCACCCATTTCCTCCACACCCACGACATACCCATCAAGCTGGTCTTCCTCTACTTCACCGGCGACCTCTTTCCCCGGAACTGTGACGTTTACTGCCCGATCGACCGAGAGCAGTGGCGGCCGGGGATCGAGGAGGTGAAAGGCCATATCGGCTGGAATCGCCATTGCCCTCTCAACGGCCACGTGTATGACCTCTTCGTTCCGGTGTGCCCCCAGATCCCCTAGAAATCACGTCAAAACCTCGTCTGAAACGTCCGGCTGACCGGCAGAATCAGGGCGTTTCTCAAAACCCGAGTGTCCAAGAAGCGGCGAGAGCCGCTTTCTTTTTTTGGGGGGAATTCTTTTTCGCCAGATACTGTACATCCGCTCTAGGGACGATCGGCTGGCATTTAATCCGATGCCAAATCCGTCCCGAAATTGCCAGCCAGCCAATCTCTACGTCACCCTGAATTTTCAGGACCGAGGCCATTCCTAAACTGCCAATGACAGTCCTGAACCAGGACCCACCGTGCTCAGCATCAAGCCGGCCGGCGATCGTGAGTGCGAGTAGCAAACCCAACCACTCTACAAGGAGACCTGACATGACAACGGCGAAGAAACTCAACTGGGAATCCCTGCTCGACCGGGCCTTCGACATCATCCCGGAAATCTTCCCGGACCAATCCTGCGGAGCGACGGCGTGGCGGCCAGCCGGTACCGAAGAACGAGAGGAAGACGTGGCGATGATCTATCTCTGGACCGCCACGGATGAGAAATGTGCCCAGTGCCAGATTCAGGTTCTGACCTCCGTCCTGGCGGATCGTCGCATTCCCATCCTGGCACAAGGGAGCCGCGGGCGGCTCTACGTCGCCATCGTAGACTCGTACCAGTCCGAGGAGCTGAACAAGCTCGTTCGGGCATGCCGGATCGTCGAAGATTTCGTCCAAGTCGCCACCTGCCCTGACCCCGAACTCGCCGCTTCCTTCTTGCGGAGCACGCTGACCATGCACACCCGCCTTCAGCAGCAGCGGAAGCGGAAGTGATCTACACCAAATTCAGGACAACCAGATTCCAGCCAAGGAACAATGCAATGACCCAACTCATCAACTACGACGAAATTGCCCTCGAAGGGGCCAGCCTGATCGACGAATACTTCTCCGGCTCCGCCGAGACCGTACTGCTCTGGTCACCTCGCAGCGTCCTCCCAAACACGGCCCTCGTCTTCGGCGACCTGTGGCTGCCTGACGGCTTCACAGGGAGGTTTCAAAGGCTGCTGAGGCAATTCTTTCAGAGGGCCGGCGTCCGGGAACTCAGTCACGTCGAATACTTCGACGGCGGCGGCGACCCAATCTGGGCGATGCTGGTCGAGTACGCCCCACAAACGGACCTGCCCGTCGGCGTGCATCTATGCAACTGTGCGGCCCTGTCCTGGTCCATCAGGAAGGCCCTGCGAATCCACCGCTATTCCAAACGACGGCTCGACCCGGTGCTCAAGCTCCTGGTGCCGGGCTATCCCGACTGCGATCTCAAGGCTCCGCTCGACCAACTCGTGCTGCCGCCGACTACCAAACGCGGTAGGGGGGCACGCTCTGCCTCGGGCGCACAAAAGATATAGGGCGGCACTGCGTCGACTGAGCGGTGCCCGCCAAACCCAACACCGAACCGAGAGGAATAACACCTGATGGAAGTAACAACAGTCACTAAACCCGAAGCGGAATCTCTACTGATCTCCGTCGATGTCCTGGCGACAATGCTCGACATCTCACCCCGCTCCGTCTGGCGACGGCTGAGCAGCGGGGAAATGATCGAGCCGGTCAGGATTGGCACCTGCGTCCGATGGCGACGCCAGGAAGTCGAGGCATGGATCGCCGCCGGATGTCCGCCCATCTCCGAATGGAAATGGAGGTAACTGGTGGCGTCCATTTACAAGAAGGGGCGTGACAAGAAAAAGAAGCACGCCCCGTGGTACATCGACTACTTCGACCACACCGGCGAGCGGAAGACCGTCAAAGGCTTCACCGACAAGTCCAAGACGGAGCAGCTCGCCGCCAAGCTGGAGCACGAAGCCCATCTCCGAAGGATGGGGATGATCGACCCGGAACAGGAGGAATTCGCGAAGCGGAAACGATCGGACATCGAAGACCAGCTCAAGGAGTTCGAGAAGAGTCTCGCCCGCCGGCGAACCACAGCCAAGCACGTCGGCCTGACGATGGGCCGTGTCCGCCGCGTGGTCGAGGGCTGCGAGTTCAAGACCCTGGGCGACATCTCGGCCGAGGCAGTGGAATGTTACCTGGCAGAACTCCGGGAGGAGAAGAACTTCGGCCATCGGACCTATAACCACTACGTCCAGGCGTTCGAGCAATTCTGCTCGTGGCTGGTGTCCAAGCGGCGGCTGGCCACCAACCCCGTCGTCGGCCTGCCCCGGCTGAACTGCGAAACGGACGTCCGTCGCCAGCGGCGAGCCCTCAGCCCGGACGAGTTCGGCAAGCTGGTCCAGTCGGCCCGGTCCAGCACCGAATTGATCCAGTGCTTCGACGGCGAGACGCGGGCCAGGATTTATATCCTGTCGTACATGACGGGCCTGCGGCGGAGCGAGCTGGCCAGCCTGACGCCGGCCAGCTTCAAGCTCGACGACGCACCGGCCACCCTGACGGTGGAAGCGACCATCTCGAAGCACCGTCGCAAGGACACGCTGCCGCTCCACCCGGACCTGGTGGTCATGCTGCGGGAGTGGCTGGCGGGGACGGAGCCGGACGAGCCCCTGTTCCCCCGACTGGCTCGGCGGCGAACCTGGCTGATGGTCAAGAAGGACCTAGAGCGAGTCGGCATCCCCTACGTCACGAAGGAGGGCGTGGCCGACTTCCATGCCGCCGGTCGCCACACACACATCACCGGACTGCTCCGCAACGGGGCGACGCTCCCGGAGGCGATGAAGCTCGCCCGCCACGCCGACATCAAGATGACGATGAAATACACCCACATCGGCATCGAGGATCAGGCCAAAGCCCTGGCTGGCCTCCCGAATCCTTGTCAGCACATTGTCAGCATTTCAGGCGACTTTGGGGGGCAAACGGCGTCGTCAGCCGTCGCTGACGGGCACGCCGATGGCCCTACGCTTAGTGATGCAAGTCCTGGAAAATTGGCAACTTCTGACGCTGGCCAACAAAAAGGGGCATCGGATGACTCCGATGCCCCAAAGTGGAGGCGGCGGGAATCGAACCCGCGTCCCGCGGTATTTCCACGTAAGCTTCTACGTGTGTATCGAGCAACTTACATTCGCACGGCCGGGCGACTACTCGCCGACTCCCAGCCGAACTAGGCGAAAACTTGTTTAACCGC